CCTGTTAACGACAATAGACCAGTTGAGCATGACGAAAATACGCCACCTGCAGCAAATACATGATTTAAAGAGCTATAGTAATGCTTGCAGGGTGATTAAACAACTAGGACCGTATATCCATGAAACCATGTTCAATAAAGAAAAGGTCATTTACCTTAATAAAGAAGGCAGGGAATTGATTGGATCTAAAAAAGAAGTGAAGAAAAGCATGTTAATTGAGCACACCCTTTTATGTAACGAGGCTTATCTATATTTTAACTGTCCTCTGGATTGGAAAACGGAATATGTTATAGAAACAAAGGAAACGGCCCATACAACGTTCGGAATACAATTTAAAGGCTTAGCCTTATCTACTAAGAAAAAACTCGTCAGTGATGCCTCATTTAGCCGTAATGGATACCTTTATTTAATCGAAGTCGATAACATCAGGGGAATGGCTGATAACAAAAGTAAAATTGAGTCCTATGTTGATGTGTTTCCGGAAGTGAAGGATCGGTTAGGACTGATTCCAGCACTTTATGTATTTACCTCAACGGAAGATAGGAAACGAAAATTTGAAGGATGGATGAAACAGCAGAATTTGAGGGGAGAGGTTAAAACATTCAATGATATCAAGTGATTAGTCTCCCTGTGTTATTATTAAGCTCGCCTGCCCGAAGTTCATATTAAAACAGGAATAAAGTACACACTATTTTAGCGTGTACTTTATTTTTAATGGCTTATCTTTTCCTTTTTCTTTAAACAGGATAATAGTATCGAACACGGCAGAAAGCAGATCCTTTTTATCATCATCATCAGCCATTTCGAATTGTTGTTTTATATCCTTCATGAATCTGATTTTATTATATTTTTCTTCTGGTGTTTCTAATACTACAACCGTATTATTTAAAATTTCTTGAAGCTCATTTTCTTTTTCATTCAGCTTATTTATCCGGGCGAAAAGATCATCCTTTGGAATAGGGTTGTCTTCATCCGTGAAGAGATCGTACCATTTTTCCTTTTGGCTTTTTATCTTTTCCAATTGTTTGGTTATATCATCTAAATTCACATCAGGTTGAATAGTCTGCTGGTTTATTTTTTTTATAAAGTAATCCCTGTCTGAAACTAATTTATCTAATTCAGTTATGACTACATCGAGTATTTTATTTTCAGGAATAGACCGGTGGCACTTTGAACATCTATAGTACATCTTCTTGTCTCGATTATCGAAATTAGCAGCTACCGGATGCTCTTCACAAAAACCACATTTGGCTAACCCTGTTAGTATGTTTCTTCCGTGTCTTGAGGATCTAACTGATTTAGTGCCTAATAAATTGCTTACCTTTTTGAAAAGGACCTCTGAGACAATAGGAGTGTGATTGTTCTCCCTAACCTTTATTCCCCACCGATAAGTACCAATATACATATCGTTTGCGAGAATGTCACGAATAGAATTGGCATTCCACTGTTGAGCGATACGCGGTTTTGCACCTAGCTTGTTTAATTTCTTAGCAATCGTATGATACCCTATTCCGTCTGAATACCACTGGAATATCATGTTTACGATTTCTGCCTCTTCCTCAATGACCTTACAATTAAAATCCTTATCAAAGTGATATCCGAAAGCTGAATGGCCACCTGGTTTCTTTCCTTCATCAATCATTTGCTCGATTCCGAATTTAACACGTTCAGCTAGGTTCTCACGTTCCCACTGAGCAAGCGCAGCAACAAGGGTAATAAATAACCTTCCCATTGCGGTGGACGTATCATACACCTCTGTAGCGGATCTGAAAGCTACATTGTGATTGTCAAAAATTTGTAACAAAGAGTAAAGGTCCAGTACTGATCGTGTAAGCCGGTCTAGCCGATACACTAACACGATATCTATTTTTCCTTGTTCAACATCTTGAAGCATCCTATTCATCTGAGGACGGTTTATATCTTTAGCGGAAACGCCTTCTTCAATATATTCCTCGTAATTACCCCAACCTTGGCTCAAAACAAAAGCCTTTAAACGTTCGCGCTGGGCAGGGATTGAAAACCCTTCTTTGGCCTGTTCATTGGAAGAAACCCGAACATATATGGCTACATTCATTGCTGCCACTCCTTTCAAAAACACCTTTCAATTATAAACTTTCCATACATGAAAGGTGTATGTAAAATATTTGTTATTTACCAATTCTAAATAGTGTTGTAATATATTGAGAGAAATAGTAATATAGTAAGAACTAATGTTCTGTTTTGTCTTTGGTTAATCTAATCAGATTATTTTTTCATCTAGCTGGTTTAAATTTGGAAACATATATGTTAAACTACCAAAAGGTGGTGGACATATGAAGGTTAAAATCGGCGAGTTTTTAAGGCTGAAACGACTAGAAAAAAGACTTAGTCAGAGTGACATAGCGGAACGAGTAGGCGTGTCAACTAATTACATATCTGAAATTGAAAAAGGAAACAAAACAAACCCCTCAGATGAAATAATTTTAAAACTTGCCGAAGTATTTAACTTAGATGAAGATGATTTATTTCCTGCTTTTAACAAGTTACCTTTACCGGCAAGAGATGAGATAGAAGCATACCCTAGCCTTGCGAAAGCCATATCTCAATTAAACAGTGACGAGACACTTAGCCCTGAGAAGAAAAAACAATTTTATGATAAATTGGTGTACTGGTATAAGAAGATAGCTGAGGAAGATCGCAGCTAACAAAAGGAGTACTGTGTAATGAACGCAAAGCAACAAATAATTGAAAACCAAAAAGAAATTATAAGGAATCAAGAGCTCATGTTGCATAATGAGAGCGTTTGGGAACATTTAACTGACCACCTTATCATTGCTTGTTCCTTTTTCCCCTTGGGTTTTCTAGCATGTTCTTATTTAATTCTTTATTTGTATAAGAACAGAGTAAGAATAGATTACGATTTAGAAGAAGGCTCTATCATAAGAGTAGAAAAAAAGAACGGGCAAAAAATGTTAGTGGTAAGATTTTCGAATCTTGCGCAATTATATGACGTGATACTTCTAGCTCTGTTTGATAAAGGGAAAGGGAAAGACATTTGTACACAGAGTAGAAAAAGAGTCCGTATGATTAGAAATGTTATTCTTTTTTCAACTGTGATTTTTGGTTTATCTGGTATCATTTTAGTTCTCTCAGCCGTTCCAAAGGATTTAAATATTTTTAACTACATTTTTAAGTAACTATAATGGGCAAAGGTTGTGGGACAATGGATTTACAACAAATCATTGAGCATCTGTCTGTGGGAGAAATGTTAGACATCAAAGAACTTATACTTACTTCATGTGATGGTATCGATACTCAAAAAATATACGAACAAATAAAAGACACTATTTAATTAGTGCCTTTTTTGTTATTTAAAAGGATATTTAAAATCTCAATCGCTCGTTTCTTTTCATCCTCGTTTAACACTTCATCTCCCCAGGTTAACTTCTTATCCTTTAATAATTTTTCCAGATCATATTGTTCTTTATCATCTTCGGAAGTTTCTTTTTCCCCAGTCATTAGATATTCCAAGGTAACTCCGTATAATTCTGCTATATTTTTCAACATATTTACATCAGGTTCTGTTCTTTCGTATTCCCAATTTGAATATGTGCTATGTCCTGATAATTTTAACTTTGATGCCACTTCTTTTAGTGTCCATCTATTTTGATTTCTAAGGCTTTTTAGCCGTTGTCCAAGAGTCATTATAATCACCCCTTACACAGATATTGTAACTCATTTACACAAAACAAAAAAGTTTTTACACAAAAAATCTAAAAAGTTCTTGCTTTAGCTAAAATAGCCAATTATAATAAAGTCAAGAGTTACACAAAACAGCTAAACAAAGGCGGTGATGACAATTGGAATTAAAACTTAGAGAACTTCGAGAATCCAGAGGGATAACTCAAACCTTCATTTCTAAACAACTTGGATTCGACTCTGTTTCATCCTACGGTATGATTGAAAAAGGTGAAAGAAGGTTAGACGTAATTAAGGCGAAGAAATTAGCCGAGATCTTCGGTGTTAAAATTGAAGACCTTTTTTTTGAAAATGATTTAGCTAAATAAGCTAAAATTAGTTTCTGCTAACAAGAAGAAGATTATTCATCAAGGAGGTAATGATTAAGTGAGTGCTGTCCCAGCCAAAACCCAGCATACATCTTCTATAAAGGAGATGGTCAAAGTGGCTAAAACAACAATTGAAAACATAGGTGAACGGAAAGAAATATCCAATGAAGCATTAGTAAGATTCACGGAAGTTTATCTCAGGATGATCAAGAAGAACGAATTAAAACTTAATCAAAACTAAGGAGGCAACACAATGGATCAGCAAACAAAAGCAAAATTAATGGAATTGTTTTCAGAGGCCTTGGATAAAGGTGCATACGTAAATCTTCATTTTACACAGTTTGAGAAATCAGATGAGATTAAACCAGTCTTTAAAAATGATGTAGAGGACAAAGCGAAAGAACTTGCTGAAATGTTGGATGTCAACGTAAAGGAAGTAACTACAAACAGTTTCAACATATCAACGGATCATATTCACCTTTGCTTTAGTTACCTACCAGAAAGGTTCGAATATTTGGAAGAGGATGTTTTTCAAGAGGAGGATGCGGTATGAACGATGACCAAATCTTTTACTACTTGTGTCTCTGCCACGACCAAGGTTTTATCCCTGACTTCGATACATTATCAGATAAGTTTCCGGAAACAGATTGGGATGTATTGCAGCAAGAGGTTAAAAGTTTTGTGAACATTCATGAAATGGAAGGAATCAAAATAGGAGGGAAAATACATGAAGCTATATGAGCTTACTCACAACTACAATCAGTTAATGGAAATGGTCGAAGAACTGGATTCAATCACTTTCAAGGATACATTAGAATCCATCGAGGAAGAAATTGAAGATAAGGCAGAAAATACAGCTAAGTTTATCCGATCTTTACAATCTGATGTGGATGCAATCAAACAAGAAGAAACAAGGCTTGCAGAACGAAGAAGAACATTAGAAAACAGAATTCAATCAACTAAGGAGTATTTACAAAACCAAATGGAGGTAGCTGGAATATCGAAAGTAAAGCGACCAACTTTAAGCATTTCGATACAGGCTAATCCTCCATCCGTGAAAGTAACCGATGAAAAATTACTTTCTGCTTACATGGTACCAGTTGAACCGAAGTTAGACAAGAGAGCCATATTAGCAGACTTAAAAGAAGGTAAAGAAATAAACGGGGCAGAGTTATTCCGTTCGAAAGGAGTTCGGATTAAATGATTAAAATTGTATGGATTAACCAAAAACCTTATGTAGAGCATGAAGGCGAATATAGAGAAGCTACTCCATATGAATTAGAGCAGGAGGTTTATCATGACTAACATTCAAACGAAACTCCAAAGACCTTTCTTGCCGGAGCAAATAGAATGGCGTGTACAAAGTTGTGGAGTATCAGGCGGTGGTAAACCGTGGGCTATTGTATTAGCCTACGTGCAAGCAAGAGCCATCCAACAAAGATTAGATGAAGTATTTGGATGGGATGGTTGGACGGATGAATACCGATCCACAGAAGGCAATATGATTTGTCGCTTAGGAGTGTTCACGGAAAAAGGCTGGATCTATAAAGAAAACGGAGCAAGTGAAACGCAAATGGAAGCTTTCAAAGGTGGTATATCAGGAGCGTTTAAACGGGTTGCTGCCAGTGGTTACGGAATCGGAAGGTATTTGTATAGCCTGACTGAAAACTTCGCTGAATGCACGTTAGAAAAGCCTAAAAACATGAACGGATATAAACAAGCCAAAACCAAGGATAAGAAAACCACAATATATTGGAAAGCTCCACTTTTACCAGATTGGGCATTACCACAACTAACAGTAGAGGAAGTGCTTGAACAATGGAAAGAAGCTGGGGGAACAGAAGAGCAATTCGATCAGAAGATACAAAACAATTGGGATATCTCACGGGATCAACTCAAACAAAGTCACCTAACCGGAATCATACAGCTTTTGAACAAGCGAAAAGCATCTTAAAGAAATCTGAACGGTACTTAAAGGATATTGAGGATACAGTATTATTCCTAGAAAAAACAAGGTGAGGGGTCTTCCCCTCAAAAGGAGGAAAACACATGCCAATAGTCGAGGCGTTTCTATTATGTGCAGTTCTGTATTTCGGTGGATTGTTTACACGGACGGTGATTAAAGGATAATGCCCAGACAGGAAAAGAGTGAGTATGCCGTGTACAAAGGCGATGAATTCATTTGTTTGGGGACAGCAAGAGAATGCGCCACTTACTTAGATGTGAAAATTTCAACCATTAGATATCTTTCGTCCCCGGCCTATTCAAAGAGAATCGAAGAGAGGCAAGAGTCAAAGAATCCAATGATCGCAATTAAAGTGGATGATGAATAGCTGCACAATGTAACGGAGTAGGTGTAATGATACATTCAAAATATGATAAGGGCGGGGATTATGAATGTTTAGTAACTTTAAAGAAATCGTTGAGAAACCAGAAGAATTTGAAAAGTTCATTGATGACTGTTTTGTAAACGAGAACCAGAAATGTGGTTATTGCGGAGATTCCGAGGATCCAAACGATATATGTGATAAGTGTTTTCCAAAAGACTGATACGGCAATATTTCCAATGTAACTTTACCAACATTAAATAACATTAGAAAAGGAGAATGGAAATGAATATCGAGTTAGCAAAGAGTTTCATGAAGGTTGTTCAAAAATTCTCGCCAAAGTGTTTTATTAATAAAGAATTTGAAGCGATAATCGAACCGCGAAACAATATCTACTTTAGATTGGAAGATGTAGAAACCGAATTGGAATTAAAGTGTAAAGTGCTGGCTTGGTTATCCAGACCGAGTTGCAAGGGTGTTAGTGACTATTGGCAAAAACGGATTAGGGGAATTGTGAATGAGTTTTTAGGAACTGAATTCACTCATGATGAAATGGAAGAAATTTATACCCGATTAGGAAATGATTGCAACAGAGAATTATCCATTGTATTCATTGATTCTAATTACGATTTATCATTGCTGAAAACAGCAGTATAAAAGCATTTTGAATGTATCAAACCAAACGTTATGTGATATTCAAAAAAACAAACAAATTGGAGGAAATTAAAATGAAAAAACTATTAATGGTGTTATCAGCTTCAGCAATTATGGTATTAGGTGCTTGTTCAGAATCGGATGTTTCAACGGGTGGATCAGGTAATACAACAGAAAAGAAACTGGAAGCAAAGGAAACGAAAAAAGAAGATACAGGTAAAACAATTGATGCAACTAATCAAAAAGTGGAAGCTGCTGGAATGAAGGTTGGGTTAGGTGAAGTAAAAGTAACAGCGGATAAAATTTCTGTGGGTATCAACTTAGAAAACACTACTGACAAGGCTTTAAGCTTCTACCCAGATCAAGGGAAAATGGTAATTGGTGATATGCAGCTTGATGCCAATATGTTCATGACAAGCGGTAGTGTGGGCGGCGATGTTCAATCAGGGGTTAAACAAGAGGGTGTTATCGAATTCTTAGCACCAGAAGGAAAGAAAATTGATGTAAAAACAGTCAAGCAAATCAAATTAGTGTTCGGTGATGTGGTAACAGAGGATTATATGACAACAGAGCCGGTTAATTTCACAGTAGAGGTTAAATAATGAAGGTCCTAACATTGGGATTTGTGGCTGTTAGTGCAGCAATTGTAGTCGTAGGTGTAATACTCGCTATGAATCTAGTCGTTATCCCTTTAGTTGAACAGATGATTAATTAAAAAAAG